TGGGAAGGCCCGATTTACTAACACCGCAACACTAGGCTTTGCTCGCGATACGTCCTCAAGCGTAGCGACCGGGGGGTCTGCGTGGAACCAGGTATCGGCGGGCGCACCTTTAGCCCTCGGCACCTATCAACTTTGGGTAGACGCGGCGGGGCGCCTGCGTATCAAGGCGGGCGCCCCAACCTCAGACACCGACGGGGCAATTGTAGGGACGCAGGCGTAATCCCCTGTTAGGTTTTTTACGTTACAATGCGCCAAACCTATAAAGGGGGCGGCGCATGCTGACCGATCAATGCTCACACTGGCTTTGCGCCGGGCTTCTCGCAGCACTTACCGCAATGCACCCATGGGCAGCCAGTGGGGCGGCCTTCGGCTGCTGCTTCTTTCTCGCCTCCCCGTCCTCGACCACTGGCTGGCAGCGCCTAAAACTCTGCCTGTTTTCGTGGGGCGCAGGCTATGCGGCTGGACTATTCTTCTATGGAGAGGGGCCGCCCTATAGTAACAAGGCCATGCTTGTCTCAGCGGCGGTTGCAGCACTTGTAGCTGTGACATTCACCGGTTTCTATCACGTTATTGACCGTAATGGCCCTTTGCCCGAGTGGCTGAGTTCTATACTCAATCTCATCCCGTGGACAAAAAACCGAGGCGATGACAATGGAACTTGAACAACTTCTGCAGGGTGTGCGCACCCTTACTCACCTTGCCACCTTTCTTATAATCGCTTCCTACTCCGGCAGTGGCGCCCGTTGGCGCCCGGCGGTCAGCGTACTGGCCGCATGTCTGGCGGGCTCCTCGCTCGCCATGGCAACCTTTGCCCTTACCGACTGGTCCCACGCTTTGCGGAACGGCCCCCAGTGGCTGGCTACGCTAGGCTGGCTATCAGTGCTTCTGCTGGTAATTTCCAGCCGAGGCAACGTGGCGCGGATCATCCCTAAACGAATGCTCAAAAGGGCGACCCCTTGAACGATTTAAAAATTGATATCGAGGCAGGGCTCGACCTACTGCCGACCATCCGCAAGGCGGACTCCGCTCGCGTTCTCCTCTACGCCACCAGTCGCCAAGAAAACCCCACGCGCAGCCCACGTCAAATTATCAAGGACTCTGAAACGGGTAAGCTCGTGCCTAAAGGCCCTGCGGTGGGTGACTACCAATTCGAAAAGACCGGTATCCGCGGCGTTCTGAACTTCTATCGACCGTCAGTTCCAGCCGCCGCGCGAGCAGCCTGCGCCGCCCGTGGCGTTGCGCCAACCGTTGAGGCCGTATTTGACGCGCTCCAGGTCGATCCGGTACTTGCCGCGGCGTTTGCCCGGCTTCTCTATTTCACCGACTCAGGCGCGATGCCAGCGGTGGGCGATGAGCCTGGAGCATGGGCGGTTTACCTCAGAACCTGGCGGCCCGGCGCCTATGCCCGTCAGCCTGAGCAACTGCGGTCGAAGTGGCGCAAGTCCTATGCCGAAGCGATGCAAGCCTATGGCCTTCTTTGAAATGGTCCGCAGGTACTGGCCTGTCGCAGTACTGGCAATCGCACTCGGCGCCAGTCACTTTGGCGCATACCGATTCGGCGCGACAGTGACTCAAACCCAGGCTGATCTAACCGCCGCAGAACTGGCCGAAAAAACCGCCTTTGCATTGGCATTTGCTCAGGCCGCAGCGCGAGGTGAGGAACAGCGCCGACAAATTGAAGCGGAGAAAATTCAAAGTGAAACAACTCAGGCCCTTGAAAAGCTGCAAGATGCTGTCGATAGTTCTGGTGCTGTTGTTGACCGGCTGCGCGGCGAAATCAAGCGTTACGCTTCCGCCAGTAGCGCCAGCAAAAGTACCGGCGTTCCCGACAGCCCTACAGGAGCGGCAAACACCGAAAATATGCTTGCCGTCGTGCTTGACCAATGCGTTACAAGAGTTCGAGAACTGGCGGCGATTGCTGATTCTAGGGGAATAAAACGCCAGGGCGCCGAGGAGCTGTACAACTCGGTCAGGCCTCCAGCTTACTAGTTAAGTGACCAGTTCAGTGCGCAAAATCTTAACATTTAGGGGTGCTTCGATCATTAACCGGACCTGCTTAAAGGCAACTGCCGCAACGGTCACGGCTAGGCCTTCGACAATCTCCAGCTTTCGGCCCATGCGTACTACTTCAATTCGTTCAAGGCTTGTCGTTTCGCCAACCGGCGCGGCGCTGAGCCGAAAACGGATGCCTTTATCAAAATTGACCTCTTGAACTTCGAGGTAGAGAAAAAAGCCCTCTCCGATCTGAAACCGGATCGACTGGCCCGCTTTTCTGGATAGCACCAGGTTACTCACAGTGAAACCTCCGACCATTAATTGGCTCAGCGTCGTTTAGGGCCTTGGCGGTGCGCTCACAGGCAACAGGCGCATCGGCGGTAAAGAAGGCGGCGAACACTTCGGGTTCAGCATCCGGGGTGCTCAGGCTAAATAAGACCGCGGCAACAGTGGCGGAAACTAGCGACATTTGATAACCCTCGAGAGTTTTTCGATTGCAGGCAGGTCGCACACAACCGGTTGATCGAAACCGTGTTCGGCTTCGAATTTTATAAACCCGTCACGCCATGCCCGGGCAAACAAACCCGGGGCGATTTTCTCAATAGCGCGCTTGGCGTTGGCCTTGCGGGTGTAGTGTTTCATTGGCGGCGCCCTTAACTGGGTTCTGGTACTGGCAAAGCCCCAGTTAAGGGGCTTGAGGTGGGCGGGCTGGTTAGCAGGGAATGTACCGAGAACCGTCCCAAACTTCCAAGTTTTCGCGCTTGGCAAAGTTGCTAGATCGCTTCGCTTCATTCATGGCGTCGCCATGGTCGCGAGCGCCGATCATCACCCAGCCGTAAATAGTTTTGCAGCGGTAGGAGGTCAAACCTTTAGATGCGTAGGGGCGATCGTGTGCTTTCATCTCGTCTTGCTCCGTTGTTTGTTTCGATGGGCCCATACTATTCGGGCTAAACCCTAGCGTCAAGCCCGAATACCCTACCGTTCGTCAATCCTTACGATATCGCTTGCCAATCCAGCCGCCGGCCGCACGAATAGGCCAACCTTGGGCCCAGTCAGGCAACGTCGCCATGATGGCCTCGAACTGGCTGATTAACAGCTTCTCCTGATCCGGGGTGAGCTCTGCGTACATCTGAATTTCAGCGGCCAGTTCGTCGTGAACCCGCAACACAACCGGCCAGCCTGCACGCTCCAGGTTGACCACTGCAAAGGCCATAATGTCCCGGGCAACCGCCTGCACCACGTTTTCGAACAGGCGCCCGCCGTACGTTTCCATACGAACCCAGCCCATCGCGCCCATCTTGGCGTTCGTGTTCCAGGTCATGTATGTGAGCGAATAGACCTCGGCCCAGCCTTCTTTCCGTGCGCCTTTCGTCAACCGCGGTTTGTGGTAGGCGAGGCGTCGGCCACTTGGCAGAACGCAATAGAGGACGTCCTCGATGACCTCATAGCTGATATCGCGATAGGTGAACCGCTGGCCCGGGTTGAGCACCGCCTGAACGGCCATTCCCTCAAGGCCGAACATTTCATAACGAGTCGGGGCCCATGGAGTGCCGCGGATCTGGCCGCCCCACATTTCCACGACCATCGGCGAAGCCGCGCGCCATGGGTTAACGATACCCTTCGCCTCGTCTTCGGTGCCGTCAAAGCCGAACGCGAACAGGGCGCCAATCCAGCCGCCGAATCCTAGGCCCAGCTCTGCAGGCTTGCCGATTTTCTGGCGGTCCGGGTGTTTCTGGCCCCCGTGTTCCTTTTCCCATGCCTTGTACCACTCGTAGGTTTTGCCGGTAACGCCCGAGGCACCGTGGTAGTAAATATCCTCACGGTTACGAAACGCATCGATTCGCCACTGCTCGCCGGTGAGCATGGCCGTTACGACCGCCTCAATACTGGAATAGTCCGAACAGATTAGTTTTTTACCCTCCGCGGCGATCAGCAGTCCCCGGACCACGCCGGTTACGCACAGCAGCGCATCCCCGAAAAAGTATTCGAGCGCGTCAACGGAACGCAGTTTGATGATTTCGAGAACATGCTCGACCCCCTCTACGCACCAACCCGCCGAACCGCCGGGGGACTTCTCGCTCGAGAACATCGCATCACAACCGCACCAGGCGCAGGCGCTGCGGGTTTTGTCATATGGTCGCAGGCAGTTGACGTCGGTGCACCAACGAATATCGGGACCAGCTTTAGGCAGGTTGCCGGGTTGCACGTCGGCGTGAGTATCCCGCCCAGTTCGAGCGCCGTGGAAAATGAACAGGTCACAAAGACGGTCGTTTCTCGTCGCATGGTTGAGCATCGAGAACACTTTTTTAACACTGGCCGAAGCGGTCAGCGCCCGAATCTCAAGCACCCGGCCGACAGCCTTCGGATATTGCTTGTGCGTCGAATAAAGGAACTCCAGTTCCTCGGCGGCCAGTGACTTGACCGGGCGCCCATCCGAACCCTTGACGCCGTGTGCGACGAGCCAGCCGACGAGCGCCTGTGCCTGGCTCGATCCAATCCCCCCGGTTAGCGCTTTCATCTCCTCGCCGTATTTCGTCAACACCTGGTTCACCACGGCAATGCAGTCACGCACCGCCGGTAGATCGACCCCAATACCCCGATGGTTGATCGCCTGATCGGCCAGCCAGTAATCCAGCTCCTGCGGTATCAGATCCGGCACGCGGCGACTGGCCTCCGCCTCGGTCTCAATATCCGTGTCGCAATAGCTCTCGTAGGCCTCGAACTGCACCGGCTCATCGGTCGGCAGGATGCGCCAACGTGGGTCCTTTTTCGTCGGGTCCTTGGGCATCGAGAATATTTTCATTAGGCCTTTGCCGGCCTTGTCCTTTTGCGTGTTCAGGTTCAGCGCATCGCCCAGGTTCTCCAGCGAGCTGGGCAGACCCCAAGCCCGGGACTTGGCGGCCGAGCACCGCACCTGCACCGGGTTCAGCGGAGGAAAACCGTATTTCGGTACACAAACGAATTCCCACAACAGCTTCTCGAACATCGCGTTATGCGCTTCGATCAGTTGACCGGCGGCGAGGTGGGCGAATAGGTCGAGCGGCAATGGTCGGCCCGGTTTCCAACGCCTGACGCCGCGGCCGTCTTTGAGGTCGTAGGATAGGGTCAGGACTTCGGTTGAGGGGTGTTCGGCGTAAACCCGGGCACCAATAACCGGCAGGCCCTTTTTACCCTGCGCTGCACCTGGTGGCCCCGTCCAATAGCCGAGCGGCTTCTTTGCCGTGGGGCCGTTCCACACGTAGCCCGCGAGGCTGAACGACTCAAAGTCCATATCTGCCAGTACGGTCGAATGTAGGGGGCCGACCGGCAGGGTAAACCCGGCGTTTAGGGCCGGTGGTGGCGGAGGGGGTGCAAGGGGCAGCCTCATTTGTGGCAGTCCGGCACGTACTCACCCTTTTTAAGCGCCCCACACTCACACCGGTACACCCCGCGGAGGCTGACCGCTCGAAATTGACCCGTCCCCGATTGGAATACCTTGTTATGTGAGTGCGCCCACTTGTGACGTTTCCCTATTGTGCATGGCAACATTTCTACGCTCTCCAGTTACAAAAACGGCCCCGTGAGGAGCCGTCGAGGGTTTCAGTTCAAGCGGTTAGCCGCGTGCGCGCAACTGTGCTTCGGTCAGCACCTCGTTTGCAGCGTTGTAGAAGCTGCCCGGTGCTTGAGGATGCGGCCACCAGCCTGCGGGCGGAAACACTGGCGCTTGAACGACCGGTGGCGGCGGTTGTTGACCCGGTGCCATGTAATCGCCGTGCGGCGGTGGCGGCGGAGCGGGTTGGCTGTTAACCGGTGGCGGTGCCTGATGGGTAACGGGTGCCTGTTGCTGTTGGACTGCGCCGCCCATAGCCCCCGCCATGATCGCGGTGACCTTATCAACGGCCATAC